GAAGTTCATGCGTACTTTGCGGCGTGGTGCTGCGGGTATGGGTGGGCGGGTGTCGGAGACGACGAACCCGTATGACCCTGCTGAGGCTTCTCAGGCGCAGGATACGCATGAGTCGAAGCGTAAGGATGTTCTCAAGCATTACTTCCCGCCGCCGTCGACTCTTCGGTTTGATCTGAAGAAGGATCGGGCGTTGATCTTTGCGTTCAACTATGGCGGTTCGCCGTGGGTGGATCAGCGGTCGATTGAGGCTGAGTCGCAGGCGTTGGCGGAGGCGAATCCTGCTGAGGCGGAGCGGTTCTTTGGGAACCGGATTGTTGCTGGTTCGGGTTCGTGGTTTGAGATGACGAAGTGGGCTGACCGGAAGGTTGAAACCCCGATCGTAGTTTCGCCGCGGACGAAGGTGTGTGCCGGGTTCGACGGGTCGAACAACGACGACCACACCGGCATCCGCCTGGAGACTCTTGACGGGTACCAGTTCACTCCCACCTATGGCGACAAGCGTCGGAAGACGCATTGGCGCCCGCAGGACTGGGATGGTCGTATCCCGCGTGCTGAGGTGATGGCTGCGTGGTCGGAGCTCGCATCAGGGTTCGAGATCGTGCGCGCTTACCTTGACCCTGCGTTCTGGGAGTCCGAGGCCGACACTCTTGCCGCTGAGCATGGCGACAAGGTGTTCATCAAGTGGGCTACGAACCGTCTGAATCCGATGCATGCGGCGCTCGAGCGGTTCCGCACGGACGTCTACAACTCGGAGTCGGACTTCCGGCATGACGGGGACGTGGATGTCGAAGCGCATTTGCGTAACGCGATCCTCCGTGCGCGCGGGGTCGACCCGGCGACGGGTATCAACCGGTACTTCATCGGCAAACCTACCGACCCGCAGAAGATCGACCTCGCTATGACATCCGTACTTGCACACGAGGCGCGCATGGACGCTATCGCTGATGGGGCGCTCGCTGTAGCACCGCCCGAGTACACCTGGATTCTTTGACCTTTCGATTGGGAGTTTCATGGACTCGAAAGAAGCTCTCGCGCTTGTCAACAAGATCAACAAGCGGCTTGTGGCCCGTAGGCCACAGATCGATATGTTCGAGCAGTATTACGCGGGTCACCAGAAGCTGACATTTGCCACGGACGAGTGGCTGAAGGCCAATGGTGCCCGTTATTCGGAGTTCTCGGACAACTGGTGTGCGTCTGTGACGAACGCTATTGGGGAGCGTACGAAGGTTCTGGGCGTGAAGCTGCGTGGTGAAGATCCGATGGTTCGGGATGCTGCTACACAGCGCCGCGCGTCGGGTCTGTGGGATCACTGGTTGCGGAATCAGATGGACGCGCAGTCGTCTCAGGGGTTCCTTACGTCGTTCAATGCCAAGCGTTCTTACGTGATGGTGTGGGGTGACGACGCTGAGGTGACATGGGAGCACCCGTCGAACGTTGAGATCGAGTACGACTGGATGAATCCGCGTAAGCGGAAAGCGGCGCTGAAGACGTGGGTTGATGAGACCCACGAGTACGCGAACCTGTACACGCCCGACCAGTTGTGGAAGTTCGCGCGTCCCCGTTCGTCCGCTGCGGCAATGGGGAACGAGCCTCAGTCGGTGCAGATGGCGTCGCTGTCGTCGAGTTCTTGGGGTGCGTGGGAACTGCGTGAGGTTCCTGGCGAGCCGAACCCGCAGCGGAACCCCATGGGCGTTGTGCCCATTGTGGAGATCCCGAACCGTCCTATGTTGCGTGGTGAACCGGTCTCTGAGATTGAGGCGGTGATCCCGAAGCAGAATGCGGTGAACCTCCTGTGGGCTTACCTGTTCTTCGCTGCGGACTATGCTTCTATGCCGGCGCGTGTGCTTCTTGGTGCTCAGCCTCCGATGCGGCGTATCCCTCAGTCGGATGGCACGTTCCTCGAGCAGCCGTTGACGATGAAGGAGCTCAACGAGACGCGGTTTGCTGTGTTCTCGGGCGAGAACGCGAAGGTTGACCAGTGGGATGCGGCGAAGCTGGATGTTTTCACTGATGTGATCGACATTCTGGTGGGGCACATCTTCTCTCAGACCCGCACGCCTCCGACGTACCTCATTTCCAAGGTGGGGATGTCGAACGTGGGCGGCGATGGGCTGGAGAAGTCCGAGCTTGGTCTTGTCAACAAGGAATACGAGTTCCAGACGTATGCGAACCCCGGTATTCAGGAGATCTTCCGTCTGATCGCTCTCGCGAAGGGGGAAGACTCTCTCGCTGATGAGGTTCGCATGTCCACGATTGTGTGGAAGAACCCGGAGATCCGCTCGGAGTCGCAGCTTGCAGACGCGCTTCTGAAGAAGCGGCAGACCGGGTATCCGCTGGAGTGGATCATGGAGCGGGACGGCATCGACCCGTATGACATGGCGCGTATCAAGCGGATGCTCAAGGAAGAATCCGATGTCGCGATGGGCGTTGGTGTTCAGGCGGCGTTGCAGGATGAGCTAGAGGCGGACACCGCTGATGGCGACACTGCTTGAGGTTGCTTCCCGCCATCAGGACCGTCTCGTAGCGGAATCTGAGCGCACGGCCGCACAGGCGTCTCTGTTGTGGGGCCGTATGTCTGCTGGGTCGCTTGAGGCCGGATGGTCTGCGATTGCCCCCGAGCTGGAGGCTGCGGTTTCGGCGGGGCAGGTGAACGCGGCGCGGATGGCGTCGGTGTTCACCACTCGGGCGCTGGGGTCCAGTGGGCCGGAGGTGGTTCCGGAGGCGTTCGGCGGGGTAACCCGTGAGGGCCGCTCGGTCGCCCCGGAATTGTACGCGGCGGTGACCACCACGAAACTGCTGATTGGTCGCGGTAGTGGCGTCGGGGAAGCGTTCAGGGCTGGCGCTGCACTGATGCACGTAATGGCTGCGACGCTGGTACGCGACGCGGGACGGATGGCCGATAAGACGGCCGCGGTCGGGCGCGGGTCTCTGTTCAGCATCCGGGTGGTGAACCCGGGGGCGTGTTCGAGATGCGCGATCCTCGCCGGCGTCAAAGGATACCGGACGGACTTCAAGAGGCATCCGGGGTGCCGGTGTACGTCAATGCCGTTGTACGAGAACGAGACGCCAGATGGGTTCTTCTCGTCCCCGTCCGACTATTTCGAGTCGCTGTCTTCTGCGGAGCAGGAGCGGGTGTTTACGAAGGCGGGCGCCGAGGCGATCAGGGCGGGTGCAGACCCTGTGAAGGTGGTCAACTCCCGCCGTGGTGCTCTCACTGCCGTGAAGCGTCCTGACGGGTCGTATTCCCGCGCATCGTTGCGGCCGGTTCAGATCGGTCGGAAGGCTGACGGATCGCCGCTCATGGTCTACGCGACCCCGGAGGGCACGACGGCGCGTTCAGCATGGGCGCGCTCCAACGATGACCTCTACCGGAGCGGTTCGGACAGGTATCGCCGAACGAAGACGCTCCGCCTTATGCCTGAGCAGATCATGCGCATGTCGACCGATCCGGAACGCATCGCAGAACTTCTCAAACAGTACGGGTACCTGTACTGAAAATTCTTCCCGCTCCTTATGGGCGGAAGGCCGCAGCGCAACGCTGCACCAACTCAACCGAGGAGCAATTTCTCATGTCAGAGCAGGAGACCACCGCAACGGTGGATGACGAAACGCAGGATGGTGCACACGAGCTCGAATCGGGTGAGGATGCACTTGGGGACGCCGGTAAGCAGGCGCTTGATCGGATGAAGGCGGAACGTGCAGCGGCGAAGGCCGAAGCGCGCGATGCGAAGACCGAGCTCGAGCGAATCCGTGCCGAACTGGCGTTGCGAGATAAGCCCGCTGAGGAGCAGGCGCTTGAGGCCGCAAAGGCTGAGGCGCGTGCCGAAGCGACCAGTGCCGCCAACCTTCGGGTTGTGAAGGCCAACCTTCGCGCTGCTGCGACGGGCAAACTCGCCGATCCGACCGACATCCTTGCGTACCCCTCGATCGTTGACCCCGGATCTTTCGAGGTCGATGAAGACGGGAATGTCGACTCTGACACTCTCGCGGACGCAGTCAACGAACTCCTTGCGAAGAAGCCGCACCTTGCAGCTCAGCAGGGCAGGTTCCAGGGCGGCGGTGACGGTGGGGCCAAGGCGCCCGCCAAACCGGCCGCTGATGACATCGACGACGCGATCAAGGCTGCAACCGCGGCGCGCAACTTTGCGCTCGCGGCAACTCTCAAGACGCAGAAGGCTGCGCAGAAAGGCTAGACCATGGCTACTGTCTCTGGTCTCGGGACGACGTTCAACCTCCCGAACTATCACGGCGAACTGATCGCCATCACCCCGACTGACACCCCGCTCCTCTCGCTCTCGGGCGGTATCGGCGGCGGCAAGTCGACTTCTTCGACCCGGTTCGAGTGGCAGACCGAGGATCTCCGTGACCCGGAGATCAAGTCGCGCCTCGAGGGTGCCGACGCCCCGGCGTCGGAGGAGCGTTCGCGGGACAACCTCGACAACGTGGTTCAGATCTTCCACGAGTCGGTCAGCACCTCCTACACGAAGCAGGCTGCGACGGGTCAGTACAAGACCGTTGAGGCGGCTCCGTGGACGTCGGCCGATGGTGTGCCGAACCCGGTTGCGGACGAGCATGGACACCAGGTCAGCAACGCGCTGAAGACGATCGCGCGCGACGTCAACTATGCGTTCTGGCACGGCGTCGAGGCGAACCCCACGACCAACGCCACCGCGCGTCAGATGGGTGGCCTCCTCGAGGCTGTCACCACGAACCGTGTGGCTGTGGGCGAGGTTTCCGCGACCACTGCGACCGACACGGCGACTGGTACGCACGCGTTCTCGAACGGCGACAAGATCGTCATCACCGACGCGGGTTCGACCGGTCTCCGCACCGACCGCGTCTACTACGTGGTTTCGATCTCCACCACCGTCTCGTTCAAGATCTCGGCCACCCTCGGTGGCTCGGCGATCACACTTGGGACGTCGGCGATCACCGTCATCGAGGCTGGCACTGCACTGACGTGGGACAACTTCTCCTCGTTCATGCAGGGCATCTTCGACAACGGCGGCATCAGCGAGCAGGAGACTGCCACGCTGTTCGTCAGCTCGCGTCAGAAGCGTGCGATCTCGTCCGCTTTCGCTGACTCGTTCGGCAAGTCGGACCTGTTCGCCGGCAGCCGCAACGTGGGAGGTGTGAACGTGCAGACCATCGAGACCGACTTCGGCACGCTGAACGTCGTCATCGAACGGGCGCTGGCTCCTGACACGATCGCGGTTGTGTCGCTCGAGCAGGTCGACCCGGTGTTCCTCGAGATCCCCGGCAAGGGTGTCCTCTTCGAGGAGGAGCTGGCTCGCACGGGTGCGTCGATCAAGTCGCAGATCTACGGCGAGATCGGCCTGAAGTACGGCAACCCGCTCGCGCACGGCGTGTACCGCGGCCTGGCGGTCTGAGCCATGGTCGCATTCGCCACCGCCTCCGACCTGGGGGCGCGTCTGATGCGTTCCTTCTCGGTTCAGGAGGAAGAGATGGTTGAGGCGTTGCTGGACGACGCTGCGGCCCTCATGCGTGGTGTAATGCGCAGTCAGGTCTACCCGGTTTCCCAGTCGACGTACGTTGCGTACCCGACTGGGGGCCGGGTGGACCTGCCCCAGGACTTCATCGTCTCTGTTGACGCTGTGGAGCGTGACGGGGAAGCGGTGGAGTACACGCTCCGTGAGGACACGATCACCGTGGACTGTGACGAGCCTGTTGATGTGACGTTCTCGCACGGGCTGAGCGTGGTTCCTCCCGACCTGAAGAGCATCAACTGTGTTCTTGTTTCGAGCGCTTTGGTGACGGTTGAGGCTGGGTTGGGACTTGGCGCCGGGGGGCTTAGTTCGGTGTCTATTGATGACTTCCGGTTCGCTTTCGCTGATGGCGGGGCGGCGGCTGGCATGACGATGCCGGCGCACGTGCGGGAGTACCTGACGACCCGGTACGGGCGTTCGGCGTGGGTGGTGGACACAAGGTGAGCATCCTTAGCGGGGCGCTTGGCATGGGTCGCGCGCAGGCTGAGGCGCGGTTCACGGAGACGTTGAAGGCGTACACGGTCACGCGTACTGGGCCGGATGCTGATGGGCTGTACACCGATACCGAGGTGACGGTTTATGCGGCTGTTGCGGGTCGGGTGAAGTACCCGACTCTGACGGTTTCTGAACGGGAGCAGGGGTCACAAGTCCCTGCCGTTCAGGATGTTCAGGTTCATGTTGCGGTGGGTTCGACGCCGAATGTGGTTGTGAACGTGTTGTGGCGGGTGACGGCGTCCACTGCGGATGCGTCGCTTGTTGGGCGGGTGTTCCGCACGATGGGTGAGGCGCAGGCGGGGCAGGTTACCGCGTCACGGTATCCGGTTGAGCGGGTCACCTGATGGCGGACGGGATCACGTTCAACTTCGATGATCTGGACCGTCTCGCTGCGGATCTTGAGTCGGTGCCGAAGAACATCGGGCCGTTCCTCGAGTCCGCGGTCAAGTTCACGTCGGTGCGTATCAAGCGTGGTGCGGCCCGGAAGGTCGGTAGGCGTCGGCACTTCAAGCAGGCGGCTGCGGCCATCGACTTCGACGTGAAGCACTTCAAGGGGTTCGGGGCTGAGGTCATCCAATCCGAGATCGGTTACAACAAGGACAAAGACGAGGGACGCCTGGGCAACTTGGTCGAATACGGGGCGCCGGGTTCGCCGAACGCGCTGACGCCGGGAAACGAGCTCGTCACCACCCTCCATGAAGAGGAACCCGACTTTGTTTCTGGGATAGAGAAGGCCGTCGATGACTCGCTGCGGAAGGCGGGACTCTGAGTCGATGTCAGAGGCCGACGATAGAATGGGGACGGCCCCAAACCGAGTGCGGAAACACTCGCCGGGGCCTAACCATCCATCAAGGTCAGTTGATTGGAGGGCTACCGTGAATGGTACCCGGTCCGCGCGGAGCATGTCGCTCGAGGAGCGCTTCGCATCGAAGTTGGTCCCCGCTGCTAACGGCTGCATCGAATGGGGAGCGTCGCGTTTCCCCCAGGGATACGGTCAGATCAAGGTCAACTACCAGAATCGCAAGGCGCACCGCGTGGCGTGGGAACTGGCGCACGGCCCCATTCCGGACGGTCTGGTCGTGTGCCATCGCTGCGACAACCCTCCGTGCTGCAACGTGGACCACTTGTTCCTGGGAACGCACAGCGACAACACCCGCGACATGCATGCGAAGGGCCGCGCAAACAAGGCAAACGCGCGCAAGACGCACTGCCCTCGCGGACACGAGTATTCCCCGGAGAACACGCGAGTGAACGGCAGGGGAAGCCGAACGTGCCTGGCGTGTGACCACGCGTACGGAAAAGCGCGCTGGGCTAAGGAGAAGGCGACCTCTAATGGCGAAAAGACACACTGATGCGTTGAAGGCGAAGACGCAGGAGATTACGGCGTTCGCTACGAAGACGTTCATCACGCTAGCACCGCATGAGACGGCCGCGCCGTACATCGTGTGGCATCCGGCGCAGGGCGAGAACGAGCAGACCGGTATCACTGGCCCGCGCGTGCGGAAGTCCCCCCGGTTCACCGGGCACATCGTGGGCGACGACGCGGATCAGGTTCAGGTTCTTCTGGATCTGCTCGAGACGAAGCTGTTCCCGGGCGGTCGGGGTATCACCCTCACTGTGGCGGGGGAGCGGTCGAAGCCTCTCTGGTTCTCGTCGCCGTTGCCTATTCAGGTGCAGACGGACCCGCAGCCGACGATCGTTTACGCGGTTGTTGAGGTGGGTTGGTCCGCTGACCCCGAATGACCACTAGTTCGCAGGAGCCCTCGCCGCGTGCGGGGGTTTCTCCAGTTAAGGGGGTCCGCATGGGCAACAGAAAGTCTGGCGGTGCGATCTCCGGTCCGGGTGGGCCGAGTGATGACGCGGCTGGCCTATACCGGCTGAGTCCGGGCGAGGCGGTGTGGTCCGCGGCTGATGTGGAAGCGATGGGTGGTCGGGATGCCATCTACGCATTCCGGGACGCACTGAAGCGTTCACCTGAGCCCCCGCCCGCACCGGGTCACATCGTGCTCGAGGACGTGCACGGGAACCGGGTGACGGTGACCGAAGCGCATTGGCGTCGCTGGATGGCGGCGCTTTCACAGACCTTCCGCCCCGTGGCGGAGACACCGGACACGACCGTGTCCATTGAGCCGCCCACGGGCGACAAGACAGAGGAGAACTGACATGGCTCTTGAGGACGTTCCCCAGTCCGTGAACTGGGACGACAACCTTCGCATCACATGGACTGCGGAGGCCGACGACCCGAAGTCCGCGGCGGACCTCATTGCGGGCGTCGACCTGACGTACTCGCTGAAGACGCTCACGCGCACGATCAACGAGGCCCGGATCGAAGACCCGCGGCTGACGCTGAAGCAGATCCTTGAGCGTCCCGGCAAGATCACGGAGACCGTCGAGGTGCAGTACGTGTTCGGTGACGACGCGGATGTTGCTGCGGCGACTCTGATTCAGGGCACGAAGGGTCATCTGACGCTTCGGTACTCGCTTCCGAACTCGACGGTTTGGGCTGCGGCTCAGGTTGTCGATGTCATCACCGTTGAGTGTGGCAAGCAGCGTAAGGACTCGCCCGTTGAGAACGGTGTGCAGACCCTTACGCAGACGCTGTTCGTGATCGACATCACTGAGGACGACGTCGCGATCGCTGCGTGATTGGTCCGGCATGGGTGGGTTCTCCACCGTCCACCCATGCCGGTTCATTCGCGGTGGAGAGTTCCAGACGACGATGAGGAACCTTCAACATGTACGTACGCACAGGAGAGCGTCACGCCTACTCCCAGGCCGACGCGACTCACCCTGAGAACCAGTTCGCATTCTCTGTCTCCCCCCTCCCGGTACGGGACTGGGCTGAGACGGCTCTGAAGGCGGCACAGGACGCCTACTTCGCCGAGTGGCCCGAGGAGCGCAAGCGCGCCTCTTCGCTGCTGTGGCGTATCGAAAAGGTCGGCGGGCACGAAGACCCGACCCTTCGCATCGCTATCGGCCACAACAGTATGGACGCGCAGGCGGTCGCTGACGCGGCAATGAAGGCCCTCCGCCGCGACATCGGGGGTGCGTGATGAGCATTCAGGATCTGATTGAGAAGGCCCGGGCGGAGGCGGCTACACCCGTCACCGATTCGGCGAACGTGGTCGTTGGCGGCGAGATGGTCGCGCTGACGTTCACGAAACTGCTGGGCGCGGAATGGTCCGCGATTACGGCTATCAACCCGCCGCGCAAGGGTGCACAGCTCGACTCGAACCTGGGCTACAACCTTGACGCTGCAGCTGGTGCCTACCCGGTCGACAAGCTGACGGTGGCGGGTGAGCATCCCACCGCAGCGGAGTGGGTTGAACTGTACGGGCTTCTGGATTCCCCGTGGCGGGAGACCATCGCCCTGAAACTGTGGGGACTGAACCAGCAGGGGCCTGCGGCGAGAATCCTCACACTGGGAAAAGCTTCCTCGGGGGCCGGTTCCAGGAAGAAGCGGAACTAGCCCTCGAGATAGGTGTCTCACCGCGCCGGCTCTCTGGCTGGGAGCCTGCCGAGGTGACGACTTACGAGTATGACGGCGACCGTCTGGTGAGTTCGGTGACGATCCGTGAGGCGGAGTTCTCGCCCCTGGATGTTGCTGCGTTGCTCGAGGCGCGTCGTCGTGCACGGGTTCGGCGTGGCCCGCACGGGTACACGGTTGCGGAGGCGACTGACCCGGACAACCAGTTCGCTTTCGTGGCTAAGCCGCGTCAGGACTGGGCGTTGCGTGCGATGAATCAGGCGCGCGCGGCTTACGAGGCGGAGAACCCGAAGGCTACCGATCTGGGTTCGCTGGTGTGGGACGTGCAGAAACGATCGTGAACACCCCGAGCGCGAGTAGCACCAACGAGGGCATGTAGAGCCACAAGGTTCGCAGCAGGTCCAGTCCGAGGGTCATGTAGACCGTCACGCCGGCGAGCAGCACGGCGACCGCTATTAGTGCTGCGCCCGTGACGGTCTTTGCCCTCATGCAACCGAACAGTACCGGACTGCCGGTCGAGATACATCCCTGGAGGGTGCATGACTAGGCAGGTTAAGGCTGAACTGTCGATTGGGTACCAGCAGTACGTCGATGGGATGAAGAAGGCCGCTGCGGCGACCCGTGAGACGGCTACTGAGGCTCAGAAGCTTGCGGAGCAGCGGGAAGCGTTCACCCTTCTTGGCCGGACGGCGCTTGCGTCGGGCGCGGTCATTGCTGCGGGGCTTGGGGTTGCGGTCGCGAAGTTCGGAGAGTTCGACCAGGCGATGTCGAATGTCGCTGCGACGGGTGAGGATGCGCGCGACAACATTGAGGGGCTGCGTGATGCGGCGCTCGAGGCTGGCGCTACGACAGTGTTCTCTGCGACCGAGTCTGCGAACGCGAT